CGGCGTCCACAAGGGCGGCAGCGGCACCCCAGGCGACCCGTGGGGGTACTATGTGACCCACGAGGCCCGCCACTCGACGGCCACGCTCCTCATGGCCGCCGGCGTCCCCGCCGCCGTCATCATCGCCCTGATGGGCCACACTAGCGTCACCACCACCCTGGGCTACCAGCATGCTGACCTGGACCAGGCCCGCCAAGCTCTCGAAGCCGTCGCGCCCCGCCTCGGCCTCACCTCCACCCCAACCCCCTGAAAGGAAACCCACCATGTCACTCCTCTACGCCGCCCAGATCAAGACCGACGACGGCAAGATTGGCGTCTACCACGACGGCTCCCTCAACCTCCCCAAGCGACTCACCGTCGTCCCCGCCACCGACGTCGTCGACATCGCCATCGAGGACGGGAAGGCTGCCAGCAAGCGACTTACCGCGGCCCGTGTCGCCGCCGTCGGCGTCCTCGCCCTCGCCATCAAGAAGACGGTCGATGCCACCAAGTACATCGTCATCGAGACCACCGAGGACGCCTACGTCTACGAGATCAGCGCCAAGCGCTACCGGGAAGCCCGCGAGTTCGTGAAGCGGGCGCAGGTCGCCGTCGCCCGCGGCCAGGAGTGCGCCGCCAAGAAGGTCGAGGAGCCCGATCCCATCCCGGAGTCGCCCACCCCCGCAGAGGACGCCCCTGCCGACGATGTCACTCCCGCACCGAAGCGTTGGTGGCAGAAGACCACTGGCGACCTCATCAACGAGCGCCGCGCCCGGAAGGGGAAGGCCCCCATCAACTTCGACGCTGCGTGATCGTTTCTCAACCAAACTGATACCGATCGGTCGGCTGTCACCCCTGATGGCCGTCAGTGAGATCAGACAACCACGCACAGAAGACCCCCGCCCAGGCAGTGCCAGACGGGGGTTCTCCTATGCCTACTCCGCTGCGGTCAGCAGGAGAACTGGGGGACGCGCTGCTCCATCGCCAGCCGCTCCTCAGCGCGCGAGATGATCGTGGAGACACTGACCCCAAGGGCGTCAGCGAGCGCGCACAGCGGCTCGAAGGTGATGGGGCGCTCGCCCGCCAGGAGGCGCATGAGGGTACGTAGGGGGACGCCTGAGGCGGCAGCGAGTCCACGTACGGTCATGCGCTTCTCCTCACGGAGCGCGCGAAGTTCGGCGGCTGCCGCGGCATTGAGGCCGATCTCTGGGTTCGTAGCTCGTGTGCTCATGCTTCGAGTGTGCCACATTGGGCAACAAGATGACGGATTGGTAACGAAGTTCTGAGGGGATTCCCAGGCGCTTGCCAGGTGCCCAAATGGGCACCTACAGTTGCCCACATGGACACCAACCCACCGCCCATCATCCGGGCGATCACCCGCCGGATGGAGGCCACCGACACCAGCCTCCTCCAACTCAGCCGAGACACCGACATCCCCCGCTCCACCCTCCAGCGCAGGCTCCGAACCGGCCGCGGCCTCCAGCTCGACGAAATCAGCCGCATCGCCACCGCCCTCGGAACCACCCCAACCCACCTCATCACCCAGGCAGAAGCCGCCTAACCCCCCCAAGGAACCCCCATGTGCAACCCCACCACCCAGCACCCAATCTCAGAAGCATCCCCCCTCGTAAACGCCCTCATCGCCGAGGCCGAACGCAACTGCATCGACATCCGCACCGTCGACGTCTTCGCCCACACCGGAGGCCGCTTCACCATCGACCTCATCCCCTACGACGGCGGAGCCCAGGCCCTCCTCGACCTCCTCGGCCTCGAGGCGTCGACCGTCTACACCTCGAGCGGCCGCGTCTACGAGTCCGCGAGCCGCAGGGTGGGCCGCTGGATCATCACCAGCCGCCGCTACCTCGGCGCTGAGGCGGCCGCGGCATGACCACCTACATCCTCGGAGCAGCCGCAGCGGCCGCCATCCTCACCGAGGCCGCCCTCACCATCGCACTCGGCCACCACACGGGAGTCCTCCTCCTCGCCGCCACCCTCACCGCAGTACTCGCAGCCCACACCATCCGCACCGAGAAGGAGCCCCGCCGATGACCGTCGTCCTCACCTACACGCTCGCCGGGGCAGCCGCCGTCACCGGCCTGTCCGTCGACTACATCCGCAGGGCCGTCAAGTCAACCGACCCAGACCTCCACCTCCCTGCCCGCATGGCAGGCACCAAGTACCTCATCCGCCGAGACGACCTCGAAGCCTGGATCGACCGCCTCCCCGAAGCCTGAAAGGCCCCCCATGCCCCGCTCCCCAATCTCCAAACTCACTACCAACGGTAGCGGCGAGTATCACTACCTCTGGCCCATGCTCCCCAACATCCCCGTAGCCCACCAGCGCGGCGAAGCCACCGCTGACCTCATGGACCTCCTGCGCACGCTCGGCATGGTCCTCCTCTCCGAGCCCAGGGCATCAATCCAGCACGGAGCCAAGCCAATCATGACGCTCTCCCTCCGTGCCCGCTACGCGAGCGACCAGGAAGCCCGCCAGCTCCAACAGCCCCAGCACCCCCACCACAACGACCAGGAAGCGACCGCAGCATGACCACCCCATCCACCATCCACCCCCGCGAGCGCGGCTCAGTCCGCGCCAGCGACCCCATCACCAGCCAGTGGGCCGCCGACATCATCACCGACGCGACGACATCGCAGGACTTCGTTCTCATGGTCCTCCGCGACTTCACCCGCCCCGGCCCGTTCACGCTCGCCTCCGTCGTCGCCTCCACCGCAGGCTCCCTCTCCCCCTCCCGTGCACGCACCGCCGTCCGCGAACTCCAGGACAAGGGCCTCATCGAGGAGACCGGCGAGTACGCGATCACGGCCTCCGGCCGCCGCGCCCGCCTCCTCGCCCTCACCAAGCAGGGGAGGGCCGCCGCATGACTGTCAACGCAACAGTGTCTCTGCCCCTTCCGGAGCCGGTGGAACTGCCATCCAAGTTCGGGCACCTGACCAGGATGCGAGCCACCTACGTGGAGGCCAGAACCAGCACGACATTAAGCGGTATCAGTATCCACACCACCTTGCGTGGTCCTGGGGTCAAGAAGGACGGTAGTGACGCGGTCAAGCCTTCCTTTGTCTGGTTGAGCGAAAAGGACCGGGATGGCAGCCTGCTCCTCGGCGAGCGCTACTACCTGATCCCGGATGCCGACTGGGATGTCATCCACCGAGCCCAGGACATGGTGCGGGCGATGCTGGATGCGGCCCGCGAGGTCGAGGAGGCCGCAGCATGACCACCCTCACCATGGAACAGCGCCGCGCCGACTTCGAGGCCATGCTCAAGCGAGCCGTGCGCGTCAAAGCCAGCATGGAGAAGCACAAGGGGTCACTGAACGACGCCCCGATCCCAGGCGAGCAGATCTCAAACCTCACCCTGAAGGTCGGCGAACTGTGCGGCTTCATCACGAAGACCGCGTGGAGCCAGGACGACGGGAGTGTCGACGAGCGCCGCACCCAAGAGATAGTCATGGCCTCCCTAGTCGTCGCCGCCATGTGCCTCCAGGGCCTCAACAGCGCCGGGTGGACTACCCCTGAAGCGTTCGACTACATCGTCGATGACTGCGCCGTCTTCTGCTGGAGCTTGAACGACGACAACCTGAACCACCTGGACCTGACGGCAGACACCAACGTCCGGGTGCAGAACTTCATCGTGTCCCTCGGCTACGTGGCTGACTGGTGGCCCATCAAAGTCTCCGCCGTCATCAACTGTGACACCCTGATGGAGCAGCAGAACTCCCTCAGCCACCTCGCCTTCGAGGCCGTGTGTGCGGCTCTGGCTGCCGAGCGCGGCCTCTGGCAGGAGGAGTCATGACTCGCGTCCTCCTGCCGGGGCGGATTCGCCGCCACCTGGTCGACGTCGGAGAGGTTACTCGCTACCAGGGCGACACATGGTTCATGCTCACCCGCCTCTGCGACCGCGAGACCAAGATGGCCGCCGTCCCGTTCCTCAGAGACCACTGCACCGTGGCCGAGGAAGCGGACCTCGCCGACCCGCTCGTCTGCCCAGCCTGTCTCGCTGTCCACCAGCCCGCTGGCGACGTCGACGAGACCATGGGGACCATCCCCCTCTTCGACCTGCCATGACGCTCAAGCTCGGAGAAATCTGTGCGGGCTATGGCGGCCTCGGCCTCGGCCTGGGTCTCCTGGCCGACGTCGACACCAGGTGGGTCGCCGACGTCGAAGCCGGCCCCTCCAAGGTCCTCGCCCGCCACTGGCCAGACGCCCCCAACTTGGGGGACATCACCCACGTCAACTGGGCAACCGTCGAGCCCGTCGACGTCATCGCAGGGGGCACCCCCTGCCAGGACCTATCCAACGCTGGTCACCGCGCCGGGATGAGGCCAGGCACCCGCTCAGGAATCTGGGAGGCCATGGCCCACGCCATTGAGGAGACCAAGCCCCATGTTGTCGTCTGGGAGAACGTCAGTGGCGCCCGCTCAGCGTCCGCCTATAGCCGTCTGGAACCCGGTCCGGGACGTCTGGGAGGGAGGGCAGACCGACCTGTTCTCCGGGCTCTCGGACGTGTGGTCGGAGACCTGGCCGACCTCGGGTATGACGCGACATGGGAGTCTGTACGGGCTTCCGACGTCGGAGCCCCGCACCGGCGTGAGCGGGTCTTCGTCCTCGCGTGGCGTCCCGACGCTGCCGACACCCTCCGCATCCTGCGCGACCGGCCCAGGGGAGCACGGGGACGGCGGCATGAACCTACAGACAGTCGTCGCGCGCCTGGCCGTTCGCCCTGGCTGGAGTACGCGCCGGCGATCCGCCGGTGGGAGGAGGTGACGGGGCGTGAGGCCCCGCCGCCGACGGAGACCGGCCAACGCGGCGGGGACGTCCTCTCCCCGGCGTTCGTCGAGTGGATGATGGGCCTCCCCGCCGGGCACGTCACGGACACGCCTGGGCTCTCACGGTCACAGGCACTCAAGGCCCTGGGGAACGGAGTCGTCCCCCAGCAGGCAGCACACGCAGTCAACCACCTAGCAGAAACGGCACTCAACCATGGATTCGTTTAGTTTCTTCGTCCCCGGTGAGCCGATCACCGAGGGCTCCACCAAGGCGTTCACCTCCGGTCAGCGCGTCGTCGTCACCCACGACCGCGGCCCCGAACTCGCCGCCTGGCGAACCCGCGTCAAGCGCGCCGCCCAGGAGGCCGCCCGAGAAGCCGGCTGGGAGCCACGCTACGACGGCCCCGTCGCCGTCGCTGCCGCTTTCTTTCTTCCTCGCCCCAAGAGTGCCAAGAAGCGACTCGTGCCGCACGTCAAGCCCGACCTGGACAAGCTCATCCGCGCCGTCGGCGACGCTCTCGCCCCCTACAAGCAGCCCGGCGTCCTCAAGGATGACAGCAGGATCGTGACATGGCGCGCAACCAAGGACTACGCCGACGCCTACAAGCCCGGCGTACTCATCTACGTCTCCCGCGTCGATGAGGAGGGCCTATCGGCCACCTACGCCTGCGCCGAGTGGCTAGAGGCCGAGGAGCGGGCGATCCAGGAGGAAGTGTCATGACCGATCTCTTGCTAGTCCTCCGGTCAGTCATCGTGACCGCCGCCATCAAGTCAGGGCTAAACCCCACCCCCGTGCTCGGCGAAAAGTGTGTCGTTGTGTGCGGGCGAGGCCTCACCGTCATCTGGCGCGCAATCCTCACGCCAGACGGCGAGATCGAAGCCCATTGGACCATCATCGGCCACAGCCCGGAAACACGCATCATCCGCAACGTCAACGACATTCAGCGGTTCGCCTCTGACTTCACGGCCGCTATCGAGGAGGCAGCATCATGACCGAGATGATCCGCGAGAGGTCCCCGCGCTCTCGCGGCCATGTCCGGTGCGATGACTGCGGCCGCCGCATCCCCAAGGGGGAGAGGTATAGGCGGACGACGGTCGTCGACGGTGGGATGGTCTGGAGCTGGAGGGAGTGCCAGCCCTGCAAGGACGCGGTCCCGCATGTCCTGAGATGGCTGGGCAACTTCAGCGACGGCTACTACAACGCCGACGACTTCCATGATTGGGCGCGCGAGGCCATGGGCTGCTACCGCACCCCTTACGGCCTGTTCCGCGACGACAGGGCGCCCGACGTCTGGAATGCGTACATATGCGCCCTCTCCTACGAGGCGACTCTCGCCGCCTCCGCTGACGCGGACCCCGCTCAGGCGTGGGACGACAAGGCCTGGGCGGCCTTCACCTGGCGCATGCAAACCAGCCCCGTAATAAATGCTAGGAGGAAATGATGAGGATTCGGAGCGTCAAACCAGAGTTCTGGTCGAGCCTGGACATCGCGGCCCTGTCGGACGCCGATCGGCTGCTGTTCATTGGGCTCTGGTCCTATGTGGATGACCATGGTCGGGGGCGGGATGACGTCGCGTTGATTGTGGCCGCCCTGTTCCCGCACGACATGGTCGCGAATCCTCGCGACACTGTCGCGAAGGTTCGCGACGGTCTCGCGAGGCTTTCCGAAGCGAATTTGATCCTCCGCTACGCCGTCGCGTCTAGGACCTATTTCCTAGTGACAGGGTGGGGAAAGCACCAGCGGGTAGATAAACCGAAGGCGTCGCGCATCCCTGAACCCACCGAAGAGGAGAATGGCACTTTCCCTCAGAATGACGCCATTCGCGACACTGTCGCGAAAGTTCGCGACGACGACGCGACACCTCGCGACACCCTCGCGCCTGGAACAGGGGAACAGGGGAACAGGGGAACAGGGGATATACCCCCTTCTAAGGCCCCCCGCAACGTCGCCGACCGCGACGGCACCGAGGTCGCGCCCAAGGCGCTCCCCACCCCGAAGCCTGCGAAGCGATCCGACCGGGCTACCCGTCTCCCCGACGACTGGACGCCCAGCCCCGCCCTCATCGACTGGACCCGAGCCAACGCCCCTGACGTCCAGGACAGCGAGGTCGACCGCTTCCGCGACTACTGGCACTCCGTCGCCGGAGCCAAGGCTCGCAAGGTCGACTGGGATGCCGTGTGGCGCAACTGGGCGCGCCGAGCCCAGGACGACGCCAACGCCCGCCGCAGCCGTCAGGGCTACCGAAACCAGGCGCAGATCATGCAGGACGTCCACCGGCAAGCCCAGGAAGCCACCATCGCCATGCGCCGCCAGCAGGGCAGCGCCCTCCAACTCATCGCAGGAGAAGCATCATGATCACCCCCGCTGACGCCGCGAACGCGGTGAACTACCTCCTCGCCGCCGGGGCTACGCCGACGGTCGACCACCAGGCCGAGGTGTGGGCTGACTACCTGAACCACGAGGTGGTCGGCGGGCCGCAGGCGCGCGAGCTTGGGCCTGCCTGTCGGCGGGCGATCCGCGATTGGGTGCGTGAGGCGCGGGCCTACCGGATCGACGTTGAGCGGTTCGCTCAGGCGGTCCGCCGGGAGCGGGCGGATCGTGTGCGGGCCGAGGAGGACGCCCACGGGGCGCTCCTGCCGGCCGGGCTGGCTGGGGAGCCTGCGGTGGAGGCGGCCTGGCGTCGCGCCGCCCTGGAGGCGGTCGGGACCGGGGCTGACCGGGAGGCTGCGGAGGCTCACGCTTGGCGGGCGATTGGGCGGACTCCGCCGCCTCCGGCGATCTCGTCGACGG